CGTGTATGTCTTCAGGGCTTAGCCGCCTTGCCGGTTTAATCGTTGATCCTAATAAGGTCTTTAGTACAAACGCCTGTAGCTTCGCATTGGGGCGGGTTGCACTCGGGCTTTTCCCAGTTTTCATAATTCTGGCAAGGATAGCGCACCCACCCGTCATAACCACAGCCCACTAGGGGCGTTATACAAAGCAGCGCCCCTAGTAGGGCCTTAGTCACTTTGCGCCTATACCGTATTGCTTTTCATTAGGCTGTACAGCTTTTAATACTGGCCCAATAAAAGCGGCTATAAAAGCATTAGCCAACACTTTAGGGTCTGTTATGCCTGCTAGGTACAAGGCTGCAACGCTAGCTAAAGCCGCGCGCCCGTAACTATAGGCCGCTGCCTCTAGTTGCTTTCTATTCATTGTTCTACCTGCTCTGCCCCTTGCGTTTTGCCCTTGCTTAACCTTAGTATTATTTTGGCAGCTTTAGCCTCATTTACAGCTACCTCAAAATGCATTTCATCTGCCCTGGTCCACTCGCCGCCCCAGGTTAGCCCGTACTTTTTACATAGCGCCTTAATCATTGGCACTTTCTCAGCTGGAAATGTACCGCGCTTAGTTAGCGGGTGTTTAGTAGCGTTTAGATCTATAGCTGTACCGCTGCTATGGCAGCTAAGTTTACCGACCACGCCCCTAACATCTCTAAATGCGTAGCCCCACTCATCCCACTCGCCCTCATCTATTGGCTCTATTAGCGCGTGAAACTCAGCGGCAAAACCTATGAGCAAAGGTGCTACAGCCTCGGCGCATCTAAGTTTTCTATTAGTGCCGGGTACTGCATAACTTTTTATGCCAATTTCTGCCGGGTCTTTACTGGCAGGCCAGCCGTTATAGCTCTGTAGCATCTATCCAAGCCTGCTCTGGCTCGCTCCAATACCATCTGCCCTCTGTGGGCATTGGCGTTGGTGGTTGCCAATTATGGTCAGCATCTAGCGACCAAGATGGATAAGGCTGTGGCGCTATAAATACATCTGCCACAGGGTCATATTGAAACCCAATTCCGCAAAATTGTTTGCGTATGTTGCCATTATATGAAGTGCGCTTACATACCATATTGCGAATTGCACCATAGGCTGCTTCCCAATTAGAAATGCCATCAATTACTTCCCACTCATTACGACCAGTAATTACTTCAGTGACTATATTGTTTTCATCTAAAAATGCGTAATGTGCCATTAAACTGTAACCGTTCCTGTTCCTGCGGTAAATTGATATATTTTGTAACCTCCAGCAGTTGTTTTTGTATGAACTAAAGTGCCGCCAATAGAAGTTAAGTCTGCTAAGGTGTCTGCATAGCGAATAATTACAATACCAGAACCGCCGCTACCTCCAGAATTACCACCACCTCCAACTCCACCACCACCACCACCACTATTTACTGTTCCATTGCCTGCATTAGAATTACTTAGGCCACCAGCTCCACCGCCGCCTGCGCCACCAGAACCATTATTTGAAGTGGCATTGCGACCACCACCACCGCCACCTGCATAAGTTACTGATGAACCAGAAAGTGAATTAGCAGTTCCTCCGCCGCCATTTCCTGCTTGACCACTAACAGCATTTACACCTACTGCCGAAGCACCACCACCGCCACCACCATTTCTATCGCCAGCTGCACCAAAGCCTGACCCACCATTGTTACCTTCTGACGGTGAATAGCTGCCAGCGTTTCCGTTACCGCCTGCTGTAGTTCCATCTGGATTTCCTGTGCCACCGCCACCTGAACCGCCGTTTGTGCCTGTTGTATTTGAGCCGCCTTTACCGCCACCAGATGAAGTTATAGTACTGGCAACAGAATTAGAGCCATTAGCATCAACTGCACCGCCTGCTCCAACCGTAACAGTAAAAGAACCACTTAAAGCTAAGTTCGTTGTTCTGAATCCACCAGCACCACCACCACCGCTGGCATTACCACTACCCCCACCAGCTCCTCCAGCTACGACTAAAATATCAGCAGTTATACCTCGCGGATAATTTTGACTAGCAATAATGCCCAATAAACTCATTACGCTATATCTCCTACGACCAAAAAAGTATTTGATGCCGTGCAGATAATAGAAGCAGCAGACTTGTTGGCTCTAAGTTTAGGGGCGCTAGAAGTTGCACCTGTGCTAGTTATTGTTACACCTGCGCCTTGCGCTAGTGTTACTTGGCCTGCTCCGATCTGCGCTATGTTTATTACATCACCCGCGCTAAAAACGCTAGGCGGTACAGTTAAAGTTATTGGGCTAGCGTTATTAAGTGTTACTAGCTGATTAAGGTTGCCTGCTACTAAAGTGTAAGTAGTGCCTGTTTCTGCATCAAACTCTAGTTTTAATCTAAGTACAGCTGTACCGCTGGTAACGCCGCCTGATAGCCCTGAGTCTGTGCCTGTAGTAATGCCCTCTATATCACCTGTTGCGCCGCTAGCAACCCACGCGCTACCTGTGTAATACCATAGGCTGTTATTATCTTTGGTGTATGCAAACTGGCCTTCTTGCGGTGAAGTTATAGCAGAGTTTCTAGCAGCCTCACTAGCAAAAACTAAAATACCTTGCATTAAATACCCGTTTACATCCGCGGCAGTTAAAACCTCACCTGTGGTAAAGGTCTTAAATCCTAAGCCCGCTGCCATAGCATCTCCTTAATAAGCAAGTACGCCTGTGTCTAGCAGGCCGTATATGCTTGAGTCTAGTATAAAGCCGTCTATTATCGGCTCTAGTGTTGTTAGTGTCGTTTTCCAGCTGCTGGGCGTAATTGCCATAGCCACGCCAAACACCTGCAAAGTTTTAGTTAAAGTAGATGAGCCTGGCTGGTTGGTAGTAATAGTTATAGGGTCAAAAAAATCTAGATCTAGGGCGGCGATTATGCCGGCATTATAGTTATCTGTGTATAAATCTAGGGTAATGGCATCACATCTTATAGACGTTTCTTTACGGCTAGCTACATAGGCTTGGGCGTAATCTAGGGCTACCGCGTCTGTCTGCATTAGTAGGTTTTGTTGGTTATAGCTGTGTGTAAAGTACTTGGCAATACTGGCTGCATCTGTAGCTACCTGTGTAGTACCGCCTGTACGGGTAATGCTAGCCGCGTTAAATACCAACGTATCATCTAAGCGCCAAACAGCGTTAAAATAGCCTATAGCCGTGCCGTTATCGTTAAACACGGTAGGTGTGCCGCCTATGCTAGCCGTGGTAACGTTTCTATCTTGAAAGACAAATGAGCCTGCAGCATCTACATAGAAAGCCCCGTACTCACTTAGGGTTACTGTGTTAAGAGCTGCAAGGCTAGTACGCGCTGTGCCAGGGTCTGCCTGCATTGTAGTTAGCCCTGCATCTACGTCACGCATAGAGCTAGGCCAGCCTATTTGGTCTAATATTTGATTAACACGCGTACCGCTCAGATCTCCAGCGGTTGCCCCTGCTACCGTTGCTATTTGTGCATTTTGGGCAAGTCTAAACGCATCTACCGCCGTAATAGTGGTATAAGTAACCTCATCTGCGTTTTTAGGTGTAGTAGTAGTGTAGCTAGTAATAAACCCGCTAAAGATAGGGTAGGTAGTACTAGCGTAAGTAGCTGTTATCTGCACTTTACGCATAGGGTCTAGCAAGCCATAATAAGGGCCGCTAGTATTTTGTGGGTTAAAATCGCCGTTTTGATCAACGATACGCATAGTTAGCGTACCTGTCTGGAATTGGTCGGCCTGTGGGTTACGGCCTCTATTGGTTTGTATTGTATCTACTACGTTAGATACATCTACAATTACTGCCGCGCTATCTGCTAGCACGTTCGTATCTAGTATCCCTGTATCTAAAATAAGAGCCTGGGCAAAACTAGGCCCGGTGCTAAAGTTAATAACAGCGTTTATTACTGGCAAGGTCATAGGCCACCGGTGTAACGCAACGGGTCACCTTTACGTTCTAGGTCTAATATAGCTTTTTGTACTGCTAGCGCTATTGTGTCCTCACTACCTACTACCCCTGCGTTTACTGTTACATAGTTATCACCCATACGGAAGCGGCTAGGGTCAAAGCTAGAGCCCGCGCCTATGCCGGGTGTATCAAATGCGCCCATAGCTCTTAATCTTGCTTGCTCATCACCTAGAGCATTTAGGGCGTTAGTACTCATAGCATCTGTAAGCGTATCTATCTGCTCTTTTAGTAAAAAGTTAATACCCGTACCTGTGCTAGTAGCAGCGCGTAAATTAGTTAATGTTGCTATCTGTCCAGCCACATTAGTAGCAGGCACTTTAGCCGGTACATTAGGAGTAA